AAACAAAAAAGCCCTGCCAAAAAGCAAGTCTGTATCATTTATTTTAATGCCCTCATGTGGCAGTTTTGTAATCGAGATTCCATTCCCATTGTAACCATGTTACCATACAAATTCAATGATAGCAAGTCATAACGAAAAAATATACTGCACAAATATATGGCTCAGATTTTGTGTACTATATTTCTTCGGTACGAGCCACAGCCCCCTTGAATCAGGGGCTGTTTGGAAAGAGTGAGGAAGGTTTATCTTCCCGTCATACTTTCCCATTCAAATTCGCAGGCGTTTTCGTACTCCTCATCGAAAAGTGCATCGTCATCGATTTCCTTTTCCGTAAAGTCGATGCCATCGATTTCCTCAAAGGTCGTTCCGTTTTCCTCGGCATCTGCCTTTGCAAGGCTTTCTGCGTTTTCCTCAACCCATGCGGTGAACTCCTCGTTGTCCATCCTGTCCTCGTTTTCAATCTCCAGTTCGTATTCGTAGTCCGCATCGAACCAGGTGATGACCGCCTTTGTGATTTCGGTTCTTTCGTTCCAGTCCGTTCTGTTTGCCATTGCTCTTGCCTTTGCGATTCCGTATGCTACCATTGTGTTTTTCCTCCGTTTTTTTGGTTGTTTTCCCTTTCGGTAACTGTATATTACCATACCTTTCGGCATATAGCAAGCGGCTAAATGTACAGAACATAAGGCGATATTTCCGCTGTATATTTGGTGGATCTGACACTGGATAAACTTGCTTTTCTATGGTAAAATACAGTACAATGGAAAAGGCATCTCGGAAAATCGCAGCTACCAACCAAGCCCCGCACAGTTCGCCTGTGTGGGGCTGGTTTTGACTTTGGGCAAGTTTTTCGGCAAGTTCTCTGAAAGCCCACACAGGGCAAACAGGGCGGTTACATGGGGAACTTTCGGTGCATTACAGACAGGATTTTCTCCCGTTCCTCCGTGGAAACGCCGATGCTTTCCAGTGCCTGCCGAATGCCGCAGTCCGGGCAAATGGGCGTTTGGTTGTCCGTTCTGGAAAGTGCAGGCACACCGGAATACGGCTTTCCGCAAAGTGGGCAGACTGTCGAAACTGGCTTATCCGTTTTCATGGTGGTACACCTCCCGTTCGCTGATGTCCACGGCTTTCCGCAGGTGTTTCAGGTCAAAGCCGAACTGGCGGTATCCATCCACACAGGTGCGGATGTAGGCAGAAGTGGGGATGCCCAGTTTCCGTTCCTCGTGCATGATGTACACAAAGGCGGTCAGCTTTTTCCCGGTTTCTGCAAGAGGAAGTTCCAGTTCCGTTTTGTAGTAGAAATGGGGATACCCCTCATAGCGGTCAAGAGCAAGTTCATCTCGTTCCGACACCGACCAGACTGCCGCCGGAACGGTACAGCCCTGTTTGGGCTCGATGGTCAGATAGGAACCGGTCTTGCTGCCCTTGAACAGCAGCTGGTAATTTGGGATCTCCGCAGTTCCTACAATTCTGGCATCCGGGCAACGGAACTGCATCTGTTTCACGTTCAGATTGCTGCCATAGGCAAGGTAAAACTTTTTCATGCAATCAAATCCTTTCTGAAAGGGATACCCTTTCACCACCATAAGACCGCCGAAGCGGTCTGGTGTAGCTGGTAGCAAAAGGCTGTCCCTTTATCTGCCGAACCGGAAAGCGGCATCGCCATCAAGGTTCTTGGTAAGAAAATTTCTCGCAGTGGCGAACTCCTCGCCGACCAGTCCCAGCCGAATCAGCCATGTTCGCATGGCGAATTTCGGGTTTTCCGTTTGCTGTGGTTTCGGGCTGGCGGTTCGCAGTCCCTTTGCCATTTCGGAAAGGGCAAGGCAAAGTTGTATGTAGCTTTTCAGCTGTCCGGCATGGAGTCCGTTTTTCTTTTCTGCTGTAGGCTTGTCAAACTGGAAAAGTCTGAATTCGATTGTTCCCTTTGTAAAGGTGGCATGGAAGTTCAGCATATGGTATCGGCTGTCGTTGTAGTGCTGATTTCTGCCGTAATTTGCACCGTTCGCCGAATACCAGATGTCTGCGAACTGTGCCATGTTGGTGGGCTTTTTTCGGTTCAGCTGTTCGATGAATTGGGGATTGACCGTTCTGCAATATCGGTTCATTCTGCCTTGGTCGATTTTCAGGGCATCTGCAATCAGTCGTTCATGGCTCGCCATAAGGTTGGCGAGATTTCGCAGGGTTTGCGGTGTGTGCCCGTTGGCACCGATGTGAATGTGTACTCCGGCTCCGATGCCTGCATGGCTGATTGCTCCGGCTTTGCGAAGCTTTCTTACCAGTTCCTGCAAGGTTTCAATGTCCTCGTATTTCAAAATCGGCGTGACCAGTTCGCACTTTTCGGCATCGCATCCTGCAATGCTGACGTCCTTTTGAAATTTCCATTCTCTGCCCTGTGCATCCCAAGCCGACCAAGTGCTGTAGCCGTTTCGGCGGGCGGTGTATTCGTATCTGCCTGTGCCGAAATGGTCGGCGGCAAGTCTGGCAGCTCGTTCTCTGGTGATGTGGTTCATCTCAATCTCCACGCCAATGGTCTGCTTTTTCAGGTTTTCGATTTGCTTTGCGGTTTTTTCGTTCATGGTATTTTCCAGCCTCCTCAAATCCTATGTCGGCATACCCATTCGCCTCGGGCAGCATCCTGCCTCGGCTCAGGGCATCCGTAATTTCGGTTTTTTTCCCGTTTCGTTGTACCCATATTAACTCTAAACGGAAGAGATAGCAAGCGGCTAAATGTACAGAAAATGCAGGAAAAAGATTGTGTAGAATACACTCTTGCAAATCTTGCGATTGTATGGTAACATACTGTACAATGGAGGAGGTTTCGCCTTATTTTTTCGCCTCGGATACGGTCTGGAAACTGTCGATTTCGGGAATCAGAGCAAGGGAAGAACCATTCTCCCACCGCATATGAATGCTGCCCGCATCGTCAATATGCGTGACCTCGCCGACTGTTCCGGGAAGAACCGGATATTTTTCATTTCGCATAGAAATCAGCTGTAATTTCGTTCCGACAGGGTACTTTTTTCGCAGCTGTTCCAGATATGATTCACTCGGAAACTGCATCAGTATCACCAACCTTTCTGAATGCGGAATTGCCTGTGAGATTGCGAAGAATGACTTTTCTTGCTGCCTTGAATTCTGCACCCACCATTCCCAGACGAATCAGGAAACACCGCATGGTGTACTTGGGATTGTCGGAGATGTCCGGCTTGCGGTTGATGCGGCTCTGGTTCTTGGCAAATTCGCAGAGCATGGAAATGAAGGTACAGTAGGCATCTGCATCGCCGTCCTGTTCGACCGTGAACCATGGAAATTCCACCTTTTCATCAGACGGAATGATGTCCAAACAGTCGGTTTGAAAAGCTGCCTGAAAAAGGGCAGCCTTGTTTTCGCAGAGCTGCCGGAGATTACCGAGCGTATGCTCCGTGAAGAAATTGGCTGGCATCTGCACCGTCAAGCCTTTAGATTCCGGTTCTGATGTGTCCGGAACAACATAGCCTTGATTTTCCAGTTCAGCAAGAAGCCATTCTGTTTCCTTACGGTCGGCTTGGTCACTGATTTCCAGATCACCGGACTTGGTAACAGTGTAGCATTCCCCGATTTTGTAGGCACAGGTGGGCATGAATTGATATACTGCCGGAATGCCGATAATCTTACTGATGGCTTTCACCAGTTCCTTTCGATTTTGACTGTGATAAGTAATGGTCATGTGAAAAACTCCTTTCTTTCGGCGTTTTTGCTTTCGCCATGACACATATTAACTCTGTTTCCCACAGATAGCAACTGTGAGATGTGTAGAATGTTTCGGCGGTCATTTGTAACAGATCACAAATCTGCCCAGACGATTCCGGCAAGCACAAAAACAGCTACATTCAGACAGATGCCATTCCCCCAAAGGCGGTACTCTGCTGCATCACGATATGGATCTTGGAGCCATTTCTGTACCATCTTTCGGCTTTTGGGACGGCTCTCCGGTTTTATCGCTTTTCGGTATTCTTCAAAAATAGCTGCCCATCGGTCGATTTCTTCTTCTGTGGGATTTTCCGATGCCAGGTCACTGCACCACTGATCCGGAAATCCCTGCAGTCTTGCACATTCCTGCGGTGTCAGTCTGCGAACCGCATAACCGCTGGAAACGATACTGGGGTCTTTGTGGTCCCGTGCCAGCAGTGTAGGGGCCGTTTCCCGAAATGCACTGCTGAAATTTCCCGTAGAAGCAGCATACACTGCATGATGGTCGGTAGCATTCAAAGTGAAAGCGACCTCTTTGTTGACACCGCCGCCCTGCGGTCCGTTTTGGTCAGACCGACCAATCATTGAGCCCTGCAAAGCATAACTTTCCAGCACAGCAATACCGCCTTGGTTTTTTGCTGGTGACTGATCGCTGGTGTCCAAAGTACGGGAAGTATCTGCCTCATAAATGCCACTGTGCGGATTACCGGAAAGCATGGCATTGCTGGAAAAGGAACTGATGCCGTATGCTTTCGGCTGAAACACAGTCTGGTCATTGTTGCAGGACAGCGTAGCAGATTTGTTTTCCTGTATCAGACTGCCTTTTCCGCCGCCGGCTTTTCCACAGCGAATCTTCAGTGTTTTCGGCGTATCCATCAACAGCGGAACATTTCCGCCGCCGGTTCCGCATCTGGAAGTCAGTGTCTGTACTTTTCCGTTCTCAGAGATCTGAAGCCGGCTGTCAGCAGGATGATTTTCCAGTACACAAGGCGGATGATGGGCTTCTGCCCGAAGGGTGGCAGTGCGTTCTTTTAGAATGTCTATGCGTTCTCCGCCCTGGTCACACAAGCACAAGCCTGCCGTTCCAAAGCTGTCCGCGGCACTTCCGGCAATTCTTTGCCACGCACGGAGGCTCTCCGCAGAATACCCTGACAAGCCTTCGGACTCAAATAGTATTTTTCCGGCACTTGCTCCGTCAAAATCTGCGACAAGAAAGATCCGTTTTCTTCGCTGGGGCACTCCCCAGTATTGTGCATCAAGAACTCGCCATGCGAGGGAATAGGATTCTGCCAGAATCTCTCCAGCTTTTGTCCATTTTCCCGCAGGTCGAGGAATTGAAATGCTGCTGTCTTTGACCGAACAGATGGCTTCGAGGACACAGCGGAAATCTTCTCCGCCGTTGGAAGAAAATGCTCTGGGGACGTTTTCCCAGACGATGTATCTTGGATATTTGCCATTGCTTGCACACCTCATTTCTCGGATGATACGGATCGCTTCGTGAAACAGAGAAGACCGGCTGCCGTTCAGACCGGTTCTTTTTCCGGCGATGCTCATATCCTGGCATGGACTCCCAAAGGTGATGATGTCCACAGGCGGCAGCTTTGCACCATGCAGTCCGCTGATATTGCCGAAGTGTTGTACCTGCGGCAGCCGTTTTTCTGTCACACGAATGGCAAACGGTTCGATTTCAGAAGATCAGATAGGCACAATGCCAGCTAACAGTCCGGCAAGCGGAAAACCGCCGCTGCCGTCAAAGAGGCTGCCAAGGGTGAGATTACGCATCTGACACCTCTACTTCCGAATATTCCATTCGCTTCCCATCCCGAATCAAATACACATCATCGGAATTTCCGTCGTGCAGCTTGATGTAACGTTCTACTGCCACATCCACAAATTTCGGTTCCAGTTCCACACCGAAGCACACACGATTTAGCTGCTCACAAGCAACAAGCGTAGATGCACTTCCCAGAAATCCATCCAGCACCATTCCGTTTGTCTGTGTACACTGGGAAATCAGATAGGCGATCAGCGGCACCGGTTTACTGGATGGATGTCCGCAGCCGTCCTCTTTGCTGTTTTTAATGCGGTCAAATTCAAATACCGTTTTCTGTTTCTGGTCACCATACCAGATATGCTTTCCATCTTTTCTCCAGCCCCAGATAATCGGTTCATGGATATACTTCCAGTCGGTTCGGGTGAGAACAAGACGGTCTTTCTTCCAGACAAGTCCTGCACCGACCTTGAAGCCTGCATCTTCATACGCATCATGAAATACACGTGCCTTGGAGGTGGCATAAAACACATAAATGCTTGCATCCTTCGCCATGGCATCTTTGAATCTCTCAAATGCAGATTTCAGAAACGCATATCCTTTTTCATCGTTAAGGTCATCATTCTTGATTTTGCCTGATGTGCTTTCCAGATTGACAAGATACGGCGGATCTGTGCAAACAAGATTTACTTTTGTGTCTCCAAGAAGTGCTGTATAGGTTTCCGGTAAAGTGGAATCACCGCAGATAACGGTGTGCTTTCCAAGATGCCAGATGTCACCTGTTTTGGATTTGCAGGGCTTTTCCAGTTCTGCATCTACATCAAAATCATCCTGTTTTGCTTCATCACTGTTAATGTCGAAAAGGTCAGCAATTTCAGATTCATCGAAACCAGTTAAACCAAGGTCAAATCCGAGTTCCTGCAATTCCTGCATTTCAACGGACAGCAGTTCATCATCCCAGCCTGCGTCCAATGCCATACGGTTGTCAGCAAGGATATATGCTTTCTTCTGTGCTTCCGTCAGATGGTCGGCATACACACAGGGTACTTCTGCAATGCCTTCTTCCTTTGCCGCCTCAATCCTGCCATGCCCAGCAAGAACGTTATATTCCTTATCGATAATGACAGGATTGACAAATCCGAATTCACGGAGGGAAGAACGAAGTTTCAAAATTTGTTCTTTGTTGTGTGTTCTGGCGTTATTTGCATAAGGCACTAACTTGTTGATGTCAACAAGCTGAAATTCTGTAGTTGTGGTCATCTGTAATTCCTCCTCTGCTGGATTCTGAGCATACCTTTTCGGGCGGCATCCATATTGCCTTTGACAGCCTGTCCCTTGATTGTGCGATATTGCTGTTTGGTCATGTTATTTTTCTGCTGTTTCAGTTCTCTCCAGAATTGAACATCTGCTTTCATGTATTTCTCACTTTCTGCTTCTCAGCAATTTTTCCATCATATCTTCCTGCGGATTGCTCTGAAATTCCACAGAGCAGTTTTCCCTCACAATCTGAAAAATCTGATTCCAGATTTGGTTTGCCTGTTTCATGTAATTCTGTGACATCGCTACATAGGGAGAGGCAATTGCCGCACCAGTTGTAGGATGTTTGGAAATATATCCGTATTTGGTGACGATCTGCTCGCAGTGAATCCAACGGGAAATGCTCATGGCATACTGTTCCACAAGCTGACGGCTGACAATTTTTTCGCAGGAACGTTCTTTCAGCCATTGATAGGTTTCTGTATACACATCATCTGCGAGAAGTTTCGTGCCGTCACGCTGTAATTCTTTCATGAAATCTCTGACAGGCGGTGTTTCAGCGGATTCTATATCCGCAGGCTGCATCATAACTTCCGCCGATTTTCCCTTAGCAATTTTTTCCGTGAGTGCCTTTCTTGGTCTGCCTGCACCCGGTCTTGCACCGCCTCGGTTAGTGCCGTCTCTTGCCATGATGTCACCGCCTTTCATAAATCAAAGAAATTCAAACAAAAATATTAAATTGGGCATGAAAAATGCCGACTGTAAAAGTCGGCAAAGTTAGATGTTATCAGCATTTTTCAGTATTTTTATATCTGAGGGGTCAATAGGGTGTTTGAATACCCGTTTTTGTGCGTGAGAGGGCCCACCGGTCAATATTTTGTCCATTTTTAGAGGTTTTTATACCCCCAGGGGATTTTCAGTATGTATAAACAGGATTCTTATCTTCCGTCCACGTTTTTTTATCGTGACAAGGCTTGCATAAGGCTTGCCAGTTGGATTCGTCCCACATCAAAGCGGGGGTGCCACGATGCGGAATGATATGGTCAACTACCGTTGCAGGGACATATCGTCCTTGCTGCAAGCAACGTACACACATCGGGTGCTTGCGGAGGTAAACTTTACTGAGCCTACGCCACTTGCTGTTGTAACCACGCTTGGCAGCTGACGGTCTGTCAGGCTGTTTGTGTTTCTCGCAGTATCTTTGTCCTGCATCAATAAACTGTGGACAGCCCGGGTAACCGCAAGGGTGTTTACTCTTCTTCGGCATTGCAACATTCCTCAAGATATCTGTCAAGCGACTTCAACGCCTCACCGTGAAGATTTTTTACAAAGCCTACGCTTACTTTCAGTTTGTAAGCAATCTTATGCCAGCTATAACCAAGACAGTAGCGGTAATGGAGAAGCGTATACTGCATTGGATCATCAACGTTTAAGAGTTCATTTATCAGATGAACACGATGAATTGCGTAATCAGATGCCTCGTCCATAAGGTCAACGATAAGTTCCTCAACGGTTTCAATGGCATTCTGATTTGAGAGGTTGTTAATGGCGTTCTTCAGGTATTTCGCCTGTCCATAACATTCCTTGGTTTCACTTTCAAGCTTCTGAATTGTTCTTAGATATTCTCTTGCTTTCATACTGTACCTCCGTCAGGGTATAAAAATAACCGTTGGTTTTATCCAACGGTTATGTATAATTTTCTATAGTATTATTTTACCACATATCAAAACGAAAATCAAGCGACATTGAACGACATTTCCCGACATCTTTTAAAGCGTATCAAAATCTGTCATGTGGGGGTGCTTTTTCAGGATTTCATCCAGATGTTCAATTCCGGCATCACGGATTCTCTGAATCTGTCTTTGTGAATAGTTGTATTTGGCAGCGGTTTCTCTTTGTGTTTTGAAATGCAGGAAAAGGTCAGTCAGTATCTGCTGTTCCATCAGATTTTCAAGATGAAAAATACAGTTTTCAATTTTATGATTGACTGCAACGTACTCAGCCTTCAATTTTTCTGTTTTTTCGTTGTATGCATCGATTCTGTCCAGACCACTTACAAAGCCTGTATTGTTTCTGTTGCCAGGAGAGCCGATCCGGTCACCATAGTGCATAGAAGGGGAGGTCAGCTGAACGTACATCTCGTGGGCATTTGTGATTCTCATATTGATGATATGCTTATATTTTGTTGGAAGATTCAACATTTCCCTGGCATCCATTCCAGACTTCCTCCTTGATTTTATTTGTAATATATTCTGCGTTTATGGTCGTCAGCATCTCATACCAGACTGAACAGAAGAAACGTTCGAGGATTTTTATTTCCTGAAGACGATCTTCATTTCGGGGATATTTTTTCAAGTCTTTTAGTACTGTTCGGTAATCGCTATATGCTGTCAATATAATTGCATTTGCAAGATGCTGATATCCGTTCATTTATTTCAACCTCGCTTTCACTGCATGAAGCATTGCCGACTGTGTTTTATCTTTGTTTTCCAGAGCGGTCATGATTTCCTCGTCAATGGTATTCTGTACTGTCAGGTGCTGTATCACAACGGACTCAGCTTTTTGTCCCTGACGCCAAAGTCTTGCATTGGTCTGCTGGTAGAGTTCCAGTGACCATGGAATTGTATACCAGATGATTGTATTTCCGGATGAATCCTGCAAATTCAGGCCATGTGCTGCTGCACTTGGCTGCAGAAGTGCGATCGGGATCTTGTCATGATTCCAGTCACGGATGTCAGCATCGGTTTTAATCTCACGGGCATTAAATCGTTTTATAATACGTTCACGTTCGTGTTTATACCAGTAAGCAATCAGGACAGGATTTCCATTTGCCGCTTCAATCAGATCTTCAAGAGCATCCAGCTTTCGGCTGTGGATAACTACTTTATTGCCGTTATCATCATAAATGCATCCGCTTGTCAGCTGTATGAGCTTTCCGCAGAGAACCGCAGCATTGGCGGCTGTGATTTCTGAATTTAACAACGGCAACGTATACTGCTTTTCCATTTCCTCATATGTTTGCAGTTCATCATAGCTGAGATATACGGGAACAGATACAGATATCAGTTCCGGCATTTTTAAGTGGTCTGTTGTTTTCATGGAAATGCTGATATCCGATATTTTATGATAGATTTTTTTGTCAGCATCATGCTTTAATGTATAGGTGAATCCGTTCCAGTCAGGAGTAAAATATTTATTACGATACTGTCCGATCTGTTTTCCTAAACGTTCTCCCTTGTCAATCAGGCGAAACTGTGCCCACAAATCAAGAAGTCCATTGCTGCAGGGTGTTCCTGTAAGCCCTACAATTCGTTTTATAAAAGGGCGTACTTTTCGGAGTGCCCTGAATCTTTTTGACTGGTGGTTCTTGAAAGAGGACATTTCATCAATAATAACCATATCAAAGTCAAAGGCTACTCCGCTTTGTTCAATAAGCCACTGTACGTTTTCACGATTGATGATATAGAGGTCAGCTTTTTTCTGCAGGGCTGCAAGACGTTCTTTGCTTGTGCCAAGTACAAGACTGTAAGTCAGATTGGACAGATGATCCCATTTTTCAATTTCTGCTGCCCAGCTGTTGCGGCAGACACGAATGGGAGCGATAATCAACGGCTTTTTTACTTCAAATCTGTCAAACATCAGATCGTTCAGTGCAGTGAGTGTGATGCTGGTTTTTCCTAATCCGCATCCGATCAATATGGCTGCCTGCGGATGCGTTTCAATAAAATCAACAGCAAATTTCTGATAGTCATGTGGTTCGTATTTCATCAATCATTCCTCCAATATCGTCAATCTTATCCAGAGTATAAACTCTGAAGCCGAACTGTTTCAGCAGTCTGTGTCTTGAAAGCTGTAACGCTCTCGGCTTTTTGCCCGGTGCTTTCACTTCAACAAATGCAATAATTCCACCGGGAAATATCACCAGGCGGTCGGGCATCCCGTTAAAGCCGGGGGAGACCAACTTCAATGCCAGTCCGCCTTGTTCTTTTACAGCATCGATAAATGCTGATTCTACGTTCTTTTCTCTCATGTTTTACCCTTTCGGGTGCAGGTGTAGAAGGTCGTTTCTATAACTTTCTATATAGTGTTTTTTTCAAAAAAATCTATATATATAACTTTATGATAA